CACTCGAAATGGTAAAATGGTTTAATGAATGAATTTGACGCTGTAGACGGATACCATGTCCCCCTCGACCCAATGGAAGCAATGCAATGCGATTCATGTCAGTAGCAGGAGGGTGCTGTGACTGCGATCCGCCGTGCAATAACTGCTTACCTAAAAGGACTTAAATATATTATGAACAAACCTTCATGGAAGAACCGCCGGAGATACATCCTGGCGTCTTTTGTCATTGGCGGAATCATGCTCGTCGGAAGTACAATGACCGTGCTGTCTGGCAACATGTCTGACGTTAGTGACCTCGTTACTGGTGGTGTAGCATTGATTACACTCATACTCACCAGCTACATTTTTGGTGCAGTGTGGGAAGACAAATCACTACACAACAAGGAGGAAAATCCTGATGGATAAGCTTCGTAAATACCTCGACTATTCCGTAGAGCGTGCAGCCAAAACCACGGCACAAACAGCCCTAGCCGCAATCGGAAGCGCCGCAATCGGCGTGCTCGAAGTTGACTGGACGATGGTTGTCTCGGTCAGCGCCCTCGCTGGAATCATGTCGCTCCTAACGTCCGTACTTCAGTACGACAGAAAGCCTTTGTCCGAATAGACAGAAAGGCCGGTGATCCAACTCTAAAACAGAAACCCCCCGGTAAATCCGGGGGGTTTCTGCCATCGGGGGGAGATGGTTATTCTGGGTCCTCGTCCGGGGTTGACGGTACGGACACCCAAACTGATTCCTTGACACCAACAAACTTCTTCTGGCTGGCTGCGTAACCCGCCAGGAAGATTGCTTTGTGGTCGTGGCTGTAACGGTACATGGGGTCGGTCAGGGAGTCAGCCTGGTAGTCAGCCCATGCGCTTTCAATTTGTTCACTCATTTGATACCTCCGTGTTTTTATAAACCTAGCACAACTTTAGTGCTACTTCCAGTACTTCTCCAAGGTTGGCCCGTGCTTGGACTTTAGTGCCCGCGCGAACAGGTGGAGCATCGCATCATTGGCGTCCCGACCGTCGGCGTGGTTCACTTCCTTCCCGGTTAACCACAAATTATTCTTTTTTAGGAACTCGTCTCCGACCAGCTTTTTATCCGATGGTTGCTGCCAATTGACCGCCGAACCAAAGTGATCCATGATGACACCCTCAATGCGGAGAGGCTCGACGTTAGGTTTGAAATCGGTGGAGAGAACCCTAAAGTTTTCGCACACCACATCTAGGTGCCAGTCCAGCTCCATGTACCGTTCCCGAAAATTCTTTAGGCAGTCCTCCTCAACGATAGCCTTGCCGTCCCTGGTCTTGTGCAGCCACTCAATAAAGCCAAATGTGCCATCTGGGATTATCGCCCTGTAGACGACCTCCAGCGGAAGCTCCTCTGTCATCCTGCCAATAGCAATCCCCGTCGCTTTGCCCGGATCAATTGACATGTAGTAATCAACGCTCATCTATAGTCAGCTCCCTCACTCCTGGTCCAAATATTTCCCTCAATGTTCTTATGACCGTAATGCCACGGGCGTCCTCTGTCAAGCCAAGTGCCCACTCGAGCGCGGCCTTCATGGAATCCGGATTGGGGTTGGGTATGTATGCGTAATCACACAACCAGCCCGGCTTCTCCCTCAAGGCAATCACCCTCCCGGGGGACCCTGGAACAGCCCTCACGGGCTTTATAAGCGTCTCCGTGACCACCAGCTCCTTGGCGGCCTTAAGTATCGCGAGATCGTCTCCTGTGGGCTTAGAGGGGTATATGGGGAGCGGGACTATATTAGTCATCGAGGCTGAGTCTATTGACCCAGGACTCACCGGCGTCTCCACCCCAGGCATCCCACGCAACACGACCTGGCGAGGGGTATCCATCCTGGTTAGACCGGAATCCCTCGGCACCCTTGCTCGCCTTGGAGTGGCGTGCAAAGAACGCTCGCATCTTGATTGCGGTAGACCTCGAGATGCTCCCGCCCCTGGCTAGCTGTGCCATTCGAGCGCGTCCCACGTCAGTGAATCCGCTACCAGCCTTGCCGTCAGCGACCCATTTCTGCGCACGCTTGGCAGCCGAGCTAACGCCCGCTGGCACTTTGTATGTATCTTCCTCCGATATGTTGAAGTTAACCACTCCAGCCCACTCCCTTCCTTTGGATTTCTTTGGGTGCTTTGATGGTAGCAAGTCGTTGTCGGTAACATACTTGCTGTTCTCTGGCCTGCCGTTGCGCAGCAGGTAAAGGTATGCGTTCACCCTGGCCATCGCCCACGCCGCCCGGCTAACGCCCGGTCTGTGCGAAGTCGAGAATGCGCCAGCACCACGACGCCATACCGCTAGCAATGCGCCTAGTGTGGCACGCTTGCCGGCCTCGGGGTTGGCCTTGTTGTGATCCGCAACTTTCTTGCGCAGCGAAGTCCTCGTCGCATCGTCAACGCTAATCCTAGAGTTGCCCTTGCTTGCGGAGCCAGACTTGTTCTTGTCCGATCCCTTGATCTGGTCGCGCTTTGGCGCGGGGGTTGATGCTGACATAAATCCTACTTGTTAATCACGAGCCACTTGGACCCTGAATCCATTACCTCTTTAATTCTACCTTGCGATGTGAGCGCTCCGACAGCTTCCTGAAGGTCCCGAACTCGCCAAGCCTTGAATCTTCTGTTCACAAACTCAATCTTGACCTTCTCCTCTTTGCTGTTCACGAAGGCTTCGACCTCATCGCAGGCCCGCTCGAAGTCGCTGGCGTTAATATTGCGAGCAACAATCATCAGGTTCTTGACCCACTCTTCCGCTGCCTCAATCGCCTTGAGCACATCCGCGAGTTCCGTTGTCTTCCTGCCCTCAGAAACCGCAAGCAATGTTGCGCACTTGCGGATTGTGACACCCATACGCACGAGTGATGGGTTGATGATGTCCCAGTTGGGGTCAGACTTCTTGACCAAGTTAGCCAAGTCCCACTTCACGTCGGTCATCCGCTTGGCTGCCTCTTTCGTAATGCCAACCGCAATGTTGTTCGATGCCTGCTCTGCCCTGAGCTGACGTTTAATCTCTGAGAACTCGGCTGCCCACTGGCGTGCCATCGGCTCAAAGCCCAGCTTGATTTCTGTGCCGTCGGAGTCCTCCTCCTTGACCGCCTCTTTGCTCAGTGTTCGAGGCTCGCCAATCGACCACATAAACCGCGCCAGGAATCCCGACTTGAACATCTCCCTGTTTAGGGATCGTGCAATCTCTTCCGGCGTGCCCATTAGGTGCATAACAAACTGGGTCTTCGCGGCCTTAGACATTTCCTTCTTGCCCACTCGGAGCATCGGCGGAACGGTCCCGTCGTATAGCAACGCCAGGTCTTCCATCATTCCGTTGGTCCAGTCCTGGGTCGCCCACTGCTTGAACAATCCGTGCGCCTCGTCCTTGTTGAATAGAGACACCTTGCCGTCGCGCTCGATGAGCTTCTCGCCAAGAGCGTTGGGGCTGGCGTTACCGCCCAGGTTGTAGCCAGGGTCCTCGGAGAACACCTCGTCCATCACCGTGCGCATCAGCTTGAGCGCCTGTGACTTACCCGTGGTTGTCTCACCGAGTGTCATCGTGTACAGGTTGAGGCCCTCGGGGCCACTCTTGCGAGGTATGAATGCGATGTCGGCAAAGGCGCACGAAAGTATGGTCCATGCGTTAATCCTGTCGTAGGGACCATTCTGCTTGGCCAACTTGCTGTGCGCCCAGTCCACATAGTTATCCACCCATGTGGAGTGGTGCTCAAGCGACTGCCGCTCATCGCCCTTCAGTAACTCTAGGTTGCTCTCTGCTGTGTCCAGCTCCGGTGGCTCTTTGCCCTCACCGCGCTCCCACTCAATCTCACCGTAGGCTTTGTTAGCTTCGGCTAGGAGACCGTGGATTCCCCTTGGGTCTTCTTGGCTCCACTTGCGGGATGCCGGAGCATTCCACGCGATACTAATCGCTTCCTCTTTGGTGATAGTACCCTCAAGCCGAAAAAGTTCACATAGAAGCCGGTACCTGGATTCAGATCGATTGCCATCGGCACCCACCTTCGGCTCCGCAAGGGCGATGTTAAGCGCGTGTTGCGGTAGTTTATCCAGCGCCGTAGTGTAATCCGGGAGTTCCATCGGTGTCGCAACCTGAACGCCAGTCTCCCGGCCCAGGATAGGTCTTTCAATAGTGTCGACATCTTCATATGCCCCTTCCATATCCATTACGTTGTAGATGATTCCGTTGTACTCAGCCACCACAGATTCCGGGAACCCATGGCTTGTGTTGACCGTATCTGGTAGGCGCAGCACCTTGTTAGCTGACCAACCAGACGGGTCGCAACCGTCCTCCTTGTGTGCGGTTGTAATCTTGTGCGCAATCTCAGCAGCGCGCCTAGCTTCGATAGGCTCATCCAGCAACCAGTAGTCGTGGCCGCGACCGCGTGAAGTGACGACGTGCACTGATGGCTCGAGTCGGAACTTGTCTGGTGTGCACAAGTCTGAATCCATGTAGATGGTCTGCGAACTCAGAGCGTTCTCTGGGGTGCGAGCAATGTTGCCCTTGTCGTTGGTCTTATCGCCGTAAAGCAGTGGAGATAGGTACACATCCTCACCCGAGTGGGCCTCTGCGTACTCAACCATTTCCTTCAACTGATCGGGGTACTTGAATGTCTTATGGATGTTTACATTCAGCTTGCCTGCCGCAGTCTTTCCGCTTGCTCTGCTGATAAAAGCGTTACCACTGCGCTCCCCCAAAATGGTGGTAATAAAATTTTCCATATCCCCTCCTTGTCTAATGTCTGCTTCAGCTGGCCCACCTGGACTCGAACCAGGAACCTACCGGTTAACAGCCGGTCGCTCTGCCAATTGAGCTATGGGCCAAACCCTATTGGGTTAGAACGCTCCGTCGTCTGCGGGAGCTGCGCCGTCTTTGCGGTACTTGACAACGACCGACTCGATGTAGTCAGTCTGAAGCGAGCGACCCTGAGTGCCGTCCTTCTTGTCGAACTCCTTCTCGACCAGCGTTCCGTTGACTTCAACCAGGTCGCCCTGCTGAACATCTAAAGAGCTGGCAAGGTCGCGCCACACTGTCACGCGAATCTTGCTGGTGTCACCAGTCTTGACATACTCTCCCGAGTCCCTGTCCTTCTTGGTGTGGTTGACATAGACGGGGAACTCCATGAGGGGTGTCCCGTTGATGTCCTTGCGGGTGGGCTCCGCCACCACGTTGCCGGTAAATACGGCATTGATTCTGCTCATCTTTCCTCCTGTTTGCGTATCTTCTTAATATCACTGAGCGCGTGTGTCGTGCTTAGCAATCCCGTGAATGCCTTAAACATTACATCATGTTCCGTCTCGGGCATAATCTTGAGCTTGATGAAGGGTTCCATCGGTGCTCCGTGCTTATCTGTATCGCTTGGCCTCATGTGCAGCAAGCCAAGTTGCTGGTACTCGGGTGCGGGTTGTTCAACCCACTTATCCTCGACCTCGATAAGCATCGTGTCGCATCTCTTCAGGGCCTCGAGTTGCATCCAGTGCTCGTCCCAGGTGTTGCGCGAAGTCTTCACGTCAACCAGGGTGGGAACACCATCGATCTCCCAGAACCCATCCGCCGTGCCAGCGTAGCCGTACTCCTTGTTCCACAGCGTGAACTCGGAATGAATTGGCCGCACATCATGCTCGGCGTTGTATGCGTTCCACTGGTCCACCATCTCCCAAAAAAAAGGTGGCGCATCTGTTACGTCAGGGTAGGGGCAAGCCTCGTGGTCGGCTGCCACCCAGTCGTGCACCATTGTGCCTAGTTCGGCTGCGTCATTGAGCACGCCATCCGAATAGTTCCTGATGTCCGTCAGGTCACCCTTGAGCGGATCGCGCTTCCAGTACCAGCGGAGGAAGCCAAAGCCCTGCTCCTCGGTGCGGTTGAGCAACCCGTCCACGTTTGCCACCGCGTAGGCAGCAGTGTTATCTACTGCCCACTGGACTATGGCTGGCTTGTTCAGTTGCTTCAGGACCGTGGTGACACCGGGCACAATATCCCCTGTGTGGGGGTGCTTGTACCCGGAGCCACCGTGCCCCGAAGACCGAACCCTAAGCTTGGGTTCCATGATTTTGCAATCCGTGCAGGAACGAGTACAGCTGTGCCATGTTCAGCGCCTCCACCTCAGAGTCCAGGTAGTCATACTTACCAGACTCGGGGCACTGGCCGCAGTTCCACATGGCAACCCACATTGAATCTCCAACCGTGGGCGACTTAGCTGAGACCTGCATTACGCAACCTCGCCCGCCTTGAGTGCAGCAAGTACTTGCTTGAGGATGGATTCATCCTTCTTCCACTCGTCCGCAGGCTGGCCACCGGAGATGCGCTCACCGATAGCGTTGGCGACAGCACCATTGAGACCATTGGAACCGAGAAACGTCTTGATCTGGTCATATGTGCCAGGGGCCGCAGCCTTCTGAATCTTGGCCGTGGACGCTGAAGAACCACCAGCGTTAGGTGTTACCTCGTAGCCATCGGGGTCCGGCTCGCCGGTTGCGATGTTGAAGGTAAGCAGGTTTGCAATCTTCTGGGCCTGAGTCACCGCCTTGCGCCCACCCTTGTCTCCGTTGTCCGCACCCTCAGCGGTAACACTGATAGTGAACTCGGAACCATCCACCGTGCTGATGTATGTCACATCCAGGGTGACAATAGTCATAGGCACGCTACGGTTAGCGCCAATCTCCCTCGTCACCAGCTGGTGATTCGTGATGACTGGCTTGGTGATGACGTTGTTCTCAATCATCAACTTCGAGATTGCCACGAGGATGTCATCGTTCTTCACATACTTGTAGCTACCCTGTGACGCTGGACCAACCCCAGCTTTTGGCACGCTGCCAACGCCAGCCTGGATGGCTGCGATTGCACCGTATATTTTCGGCACTGATGCCGACTTGGCTGCTGTACCCGTCTTGGGTGTTGCAGTTGTTGCCATTTCCTACCTCCTATTTTTGTCTGGTCTTGCCGTCAATGTAAACCTCGCCACCCCACACTCCCACCGGTGGCTTGTACGCAGTAGCGAATCTAGCGCACTCAAGTAGCACAGGGCAACCCTTGCACATCAAGTACGCCTCGATCGCGGATGGCTCCTCGCCCTCTGCATAGTCAATGTATGGTCCCGGATTGTCCTCGCATAGCGGAGTGTCGTCGCCAAGTTTCTTCTGCAATGTTTCCGCAGCCCGCTCAGCCCGCTTGGTCAGTTGTAAATACTTGAGCGCGCTCTCATCCTTGCCTTCAGAGATTAGCTTGTCAGCCTTCTCTGCCGCTCTCTGCTGGGCCTGGAGGGCCTGTCGTTCTTTTTTGCCGGTGTCCTGTGGCCGGTGCTTCTTGTCGTACGCGCGCTTCTGAGCGTCACGACTGCACGCCATGCAAAAAGCCTGCACCTTACCGAACGACAAACGCTCACCATAGTTGTTGCCGTCAATGACGTGACCGTGCTTGCATAAGTCGCCCCGCTTCTTCACGGGGTTCTTCGGTGGAACGTTGCACAACGCGCAACGTATGTGCGGGTTACCTCTGTTTACATATTGCTGCACGTTATCGCCAGCAATCACATGACCCTTCTTGCACACATCACCGATCTGTATGGGCATTCTTTTCCTTTAGGGTCTTGTTCATCTCGACCGCCTTGGTCACCTGCGAGCTTAATACTCCTGCATCATAAGTGTCAACCGCAACCAGCTCCACGGATCGAACGGTCTTGTCCTGCCCGTGCCTGTGGATGCGCTTGATTACCTGCTCGTTGAGAATCCTGTTGTCACTGCGATTCAGCCAGAGGATATTGCGTGAGCCGTACTGCAAACCATCAACACCTTCCGCAATCGCTGCGATAACCGCTACTAAATACTTGCACGAACCACCGACAAAGGCTTGCTTGGCAGCCTCCCTGTCGGCCCCAGTCACGTTCCCGTGCCAAGCCATAGCCGTCTTGCCATCGTTGCGAAGACGGTTGACTACCACGTCAGCGAACTTGCGAGAGTCCGTAAGTATCAGCGTTGGCTCGTTGTCGAAGTCATCCTCGAGGATGTCGAACATAACGTCAATCTTGCTCGACTTGCAATCATCGTCAAAGGTAATCACATCATCATCGGTCAGCGTGAACATCCCGAGTGTTGCCTGCCTGAGCCTAATGCGCAGGGCGATAGGGAACTCGATGACCACCGGGCGCTCCTCGATCCACGTCACCATCTTCTCTTCTAGCTCCCTGTATGCCTTGCGTTGCTCCCGTGTCAGCTCGACGAACACCTGCTCCTCTTGCAGGTCGGCGTCCACCTCTGACTCGATGCGAACATAGCAGGGCAGCGAGTTGAAGAATGCGCCAGGCCGTCGCTCACCGGATACCTTCTTGCCACCTGGTGCGAAGTGATCGTACTCAGTGGCGCACCACTTATCCACCCAGGCCCAGTAGGAGTTCTCAATAACCGTTGGCCACAGCCACTTGGTCACCGCCCACGCGCCCTCAAAGCTGTTGCCTGTGGGCGTACCGGACATGGCAAGCTTGAACCCGCCGTTGACTTGCTTGAGCGTCTTGTGTGTCTTGCTCTTACGATTCTGACCACGATGCACCTCATCAAAAAGAACAAGGTCTGGCTTCAGCGTCCACATCTTGGATCGGGACTTGTTCTCCCAGCCCAGTCGCACGAACAGTTCGACACCCACAAAGTAGATGCCAGGCAACTGCCACAACCAATCTTCCTTCGCCTGCGAGCCAGCTTTGGAAGAGTTGATCCACTTGAATGGCAGCTCCACACCCTGCCTCTCGAACGTAACCTGCCACCCAAGCCTGGTGTTGAGCGGAGCAATCAGTAGGATTGTTTGCGCACCAATACCTTTGGCGACCTCGACCGCCTTCAGTGTCTTACCAGCCCCCATTGTGGAAGCGTTAAGCGCTGCCCTCGTAGGCTCTGTCACGATTCTTTGGATGGCGGATTGTTGGTCTTCTGTTGGTAACAATTTCTCCAGTGTCATAGTGCACCTCCTCTTCCTCCCAGTAGTCTCCAGATTCAACCTCCCGCTGCCGGGCTTCGGCCTGTTGCATCTGCTGAATGATTGTTTGCTCCTCGTAACCCTCTTCAACGTTCCCGACAAAACGCCAGGCCCACACGATGAATATTGTTGTCAGAGCAATGAAAGCTAGCACCTAGCCCTACTTGCCACTAGCAACAGACTCAACCCACGCCATGGCTTCCTCATAGTAGTAACCATCCTGCCTATTATCCAAGGCGGCAACCGCCTCGTTACGGACAGTGAAGTCCTCGTTCCACAACGAGTCCCTAGACATAAACCACTTCGTGCCATCGTTCAGAATTCTGAAGTCGAAGGTGGCCGAACCAGTGATTGACTTTGGTCCGTGCGACACATAGGTCGCGGTGAACTGCCCCGTGTCTGGATCGAGCGAGTATACAGAATTCAACGGGTGCTCACCCTTGACTTCTTCCACATGCTGAGTGCGATCGAGCGAAGCGTACACCGTGTGATAATCCTTAGTGCCCAGTGCTCGCATAATGTCAGCTTTGCTGTTGTTGTTTTCGTAAGCGAACCTGACGGCAATGTCGATCTGTGTTTGCATATTCCACAACTGCTCCTTCAGCTCGCTCCGCAGCCTTTGCTCTAACGTAACTTTCGCTGCCACATATCGTTGTTTTGCTTTGCTCACCGCGTCTAAGTGTGCATTCATTGTCTCCAGTACCCTTCTGCTAATCGTTGTGCATCGTCGAACGCTTCGTCCAACAACGCTTCGTCTTCCATCACTTGCTTGTCCACATAGAACAAGAGCCACACGCCGTGGATCGAAACCTCGACCTCACCTAGCTCCTCAGAGAACCTGTGCGTCAGGCCCATCTCGTCGAACAGTTCGTACAGCTTGCGAACCGTATCGAGCGACCCGACCTCTACCTCAAGGCTCCTATCTCCTGGACTACTCATCTTCTTCCTCACCTTCCGTTCCCACAATTGCACACGCGATACACATGCCCACCTCATCATCCCAATCATCTATAACAGTTACGCTGTCACAGGTCTCGCAGTGCCGCAAGAAGTCGTAGTCGTTCACCATGTGACACTCACCACCATTGCGCACTGACCGCAGAGAAGTTCATCGCCCTTGTAGCGCCAGTCGTGATTACTCATAATCAGCTTGCTGCACAAGTCGCAGTCACCCACCAAAGCGTTATCCATGTTGCCTCCTACTGAATCATTGACTCCATGTAGTGCTGATGTCTCTCACCAGCAATATCGTCGATCTCGTCGAACTTTTTCTTCAGCTCATCCAGCACCCGCTCCGGGATGTGGCTGTATGTGACACAGAACATCTGAAAGTCAATCCAGAAGTCAACGTCCGATGTGTAGTCACCACCATCCGCCATGGCCACACCGAGCGTCAGCTGCTTGGCTTCAACTGGTGTTAGCTCAATGTTGTCAAGCTCTTGGCCGGAACCAAACCCTGCGCCCACGCTCTCGATGATGCAGGGTGTAATCACCCAGCCCTCCTCGGCGTACTCAGTCTCGTACCCCTTCTTGTCCCAAATGTTGAGATCCATATTGTCCAATATCATTCTTACCCCTCCCTAATTACTTGTGAAAGAATTGTGTTCTTCTTCTCATCTAGTGATGCTGTCAGCAACCCTATCTGAGAATGATAGGGCAATCCCTCACTGCTGTCAACTATGTAACCATCGTTATTATTCATAGCCGGATGTTTCACAGACATACACAAAACCCAGCCGGTGATGATCTCATTCCCGTCCGCGTTATCCCTAACATACTGCTCGATAACCCTGTCCATCTCTTGCTTATCCATGTGCTCCCCTTCTTGTTGCTGCTTCTAGGAATAGCTGTCCCACGGTGGGATCAACTACGTTTCTTAACACTTGCCTCTTGTTCGGCAGTGCATAACTTGATAGGTCAAAACCGTGTAGCTCCTCAAGCTCGCTAATCTTGTTCATCGAGCGCAGGTTTTCGGTTTTCTTTGGAACCTCCGGCAGGTCAAAGTTGGACCAATACAGGTGACGATTGCGCTTCACCGGATCGAGCAACGCTCCGTAATAAGGCACGACATTCTCGACCAGCCACATCGCATTGCTGTGATACTTGAGGAAGAGAATCTCTTCATACAAGCTCATGTCCGGGTAAGCCTGCTCTGTGCCACGCAACCTAACCTGAATGTTGTAGCGAAACGAGCTGTGACTTTGACACGGTGGACTTGACCATATGAAGTCGAATTGTTCGTGATGCTTCAGCAGATAATCGTGAGCATCGCCCACCACCAGCTCATCACTCGGCCACAAGTCAGCGTAAACCGCAGCAATCTTTTCGTCATACTCAACCGATGTCACTTGATGATCGTCTCCCCAAAGCTTCCTGTTTCCACCAATCCCCGCGTACAAGTTTAGTATTTTCATTGCTTCCTCTCTAAAGAATGAGGAGGGCAGGCAGCGATAGGGGTAGCCACCTGCCCTCCGTGAAAGGCACAACACCCGATAGGGGTAGGGTGTGTGCCTGGTCTATAAGTGAACCACCCGTCCCTCGATACCCGAGGTATAGAGTGCTTCTACATTGTGCTTACCGTAGGCGATAAGACAGCTTGGGGAACCAGCCGATTGGCCTTGAGTCCCATCAGGTCTATAGAACCTAATCCTACCCTTGATAAACAAGATAGCATCAGCCCTATTCCAAACATTCCTAAAGAACGCTCGAGTCTCTGTCCTGGCAAACACCAGAGCAATACCGTCACCGTGCTCAGCCAGCTTGTGCAAGAACGGGTCAAGCTTCTTGCCATAGGGAGGATTACACCACACCCTACCATGCCAGTCTTGGACTAAGCCGTCATCTTTGATCGTGAAGTGTTGCGCTGCCGTGTCCCACGGTCTATCCTCCGAGGCGCACGGGTCAAGGTCGAAGTCACCTAAAGACTTGATGATCTCAGGTGGCGTTAGCCACACCTCAGTGCCGGCTACTGTTTTTTCGTTTCCAAAGTTGGGCATTGCTATCTCCTCCGAGTAGTTGATTAGTGAGATGGTGGGCTACCGATAGCGGTCGGCAGCCCACCGTGTAGCCAGGTGAAAGGACGGGGATAAGGAACCCCAAAGCCCTGGCCACAGTCTGTTAGCTCTTCTTCAGAGCCGGCTGGATCAAAGCGCTCAGCGCATAACCAGCACCCCTGTATGTTGCATACACCGGCTGTGGCTTGTTGGGCGTTTCGATTGAGCGGAACTGGAACTCCCATACCCTGGACTTCTCTGGCCTGCTCTCGGCTGGTAGCACCTTGACCAGCTTCGCAATAAAGTCGGGTCGAATGTTGAGTGAACCCGAACCGTTAGGCTCACCCTTCGGGAACAGGTTCATCACTGGCGGGAACGACCCCTTCACATTAGGCAGCCCCAAGCTGACGCTCGTACCATCAGGCATATTGCCCCGCACCACATCATCCTCCGAGCTGATAGTCGTAGTCGTGAGGTTGTAGTTGCTCTTATCCTTCTTCTTGATGTCCAGCATTGACTTGAGAGAGCTGGGGTCTACCAGCACCTCTTGGCCTTCATCCCAGTCTTGGAATGCCACACCCTCGTACAAGCCGGTCAGGCACATGAACCTATCTGTGGCCATCGCCCGCAGACTGTCACCATCGCGCTTGAGTGCGATCTGTGTGATTACGGGTGCCACATCGTCCTTGCTGGCCGCCACACTCAAGCTGTGAACGCTTGCCAATGTTACATCGTTTAGTTCTACCTTCATTCTGTATCCTCCTGTGATTGTTGTGCTCCATAGATTGCTTCGTTCAGCACCTTGCCTAGTTCCCTGCTCATCTCCTTGCGTAGCTTCTCGGTTATCCACGCTGGCCCTTCGTTACTCATCGTCGTCCTCCTCTTGTAGCTCGATCCTCTCGTCCTCTACGCTCTCGTAATATCGGTCCTGCTCCTTCAGGTACAGCCGGAACGCCTCCTCTTCCGAGTCCGCCTCGATCTCCGCGTAGTAGTTCACCTGCTGTTCGATAATGTACTTACCCATTGCTTACCATCTCCTTTTTCCGTGGGCAATCTGCATAAGCCCACTCCAGTTCGTCATCGTGCATCTCCTCACAGTTGCACCAGCCCTTGCGCTCGATGCTCTCCTCGTGTGTATCCGGAATGTCCCACTCCTTGATTAGTCGCACACCATCCTCATCGGCGATGTACTCCATGCCCCAGCCCTGCTCCTCGACTGAGCGCATCTCTATCACCAGCTGAGGGAACTGTTCGCACATAGCATCCAGCGCCTCGACCGGTGGACTCCATGGCGTGTCGAAGTCGTAAGCCAACTCGCCATCCCAGTCCTCGAAGTTCACATTGCTGGCATCCCACTTGCAACCCCAGTTGCGAACGTTCCAGTCGTACCAGTGATTAGTGTCGTGCTTCATCGCCTCGGCGAGCGTAGCCTTGCGTGGCTCCTCGCCCCAGTACTCGCCCATGATCGACTCATCCGGCTTGATGAAGTTCCAGAACGATAGTTGACTTAGCGACTCCTCGCCATCCTTGAACTGTGCTGGTTGTGCTGCCTGCTCCGCAAAGCGTTGCAGGTCCTCCTTGTCGCCGGTCACTCTGACCGAGTTATATACCCAGTTAGGCACTGTGCTTCCCCTCTCCTTTTGGTTTCCAGAATCGCCACCACTTGGGCAGTGGCTTGTAGGTCTTACGTCGCTTGGGCATCACTCCCCCTCGTATCTGTAATCAACCTGCGGCACCCAGCCTGTTAGCGCTTCTGCTTTGGTGTAATCAACATGAATCATCTTGTTGCTGGCGTCCTGGTCCACGACATACGGTGCGATGCCGTAGCCTGTCTCCTGGTGCAATTCGTGCGCAATCATCCGACTGAAGAGCACCCGAGCGAAGTAGCTCTCATCCGTAACCCTGCCCGATGTCTCCAGTGCGTCCGCCACGATCTCGCGCAGTTCGCTACCGCCCCAGTGTGAGTACAGGTAAACGCCCTGCCCGTTGCTGTAAGTAATCTTGATGTTGTTTCGGTCCCCCATTACTCTCTCCAATCATTCTCGATAACGACACAATCTTGTGCCCTGTTGTCCTCCGGTACTCGTGTTGCGTATATCCAGCCCCTCATCCCCCGTTCACTCAGCTCCCCACACTTCTGACACTCCCAGCTCCAATAAGGCTTGTTCACCTGCTGCCACTCGTGATCCACATAGAACACCGTGCGCTCTGACATCACTCCCCCTTGTCCAGCATCAGCTGTCCCGGCCCGTTGCCCTCCTCGTCTCGCATCGGCACGACTAGGTTGCCGTCATCCAGTTGGATTACCACACCGGGTTCACCGTGCCACATGAATAGCTCCATCTCTTCCGGGAACATTGACCGCAAGTCCACTATCTTGCGCCCGATTAGGGCTGCGTACTCCCCCCGGTAATATCTGGTCATCCGTGCCGTCTCCGCAACGCTCATCCCTATCCCCTCACCGTTCCGTTGTTCACCTTGTCTCGCCACTCCCTGGCGTATGTTTCGTCCTCGTCTAGTGGCGTTAGCATCCGGAATAATCGCTTGGGAATGTCCGTGGCGTATGGCCCGGCTCCCTCGTCGTTGTCCTTGATATAGAACATCCCTTCACTCTTGGCCCGGTTGCTCGTCATTGCCAGCAAAGCCCTGACCTTGCCAGTCTCCTTGATCTTGACTGCCATCCACCAGTTACTCCGTGCCTTGGTGCCCGGAGCAATATCCAGCACCTCGATAGCATCCCAGGTGTATTGGCGCTTCAGCCACTCCCTCACCTTCTCCGTCGTGTCTACTTCGTAATACCCCACCGGGTGTCCCGTCGTTCCCATTACTCTCCCCTATCGTGGTCGCCGGTCATCATTACCTCCGCGTAAAACTCCGCGTAGTTTGGATCGTTCTCCCTGTTGCTCATCACTCGTACCCCTCAATCGTTAGCGTGTCGTCGTCCGTCATCAGGTGGTCCGCCCAGTCGTGCATTCCCACCGTGTAAGCAATCGGGTCCGTGTCCTTCAGCGCTCGTGCCGTGTCGTACTCCATGCCGGCAATTGTCACCGTGCCGTAGGACTCGTCCAGCATCTCCTTGTAGCTCTCTTCCAGGTCGTACTCTGTCCAGCGTGTCATTACTCTCCCCCTACTCTAATGAAGTGGATCCGTCCGTTCTCCAGCAGCACCGGCCTGCCCCGGCATTCTTCGCACACCGCGCGCCATCCGTCATCGGGCACCCATTGGATCGTGGTGTCCCGCGTGTCCTTACGGCAACTGTCGCATGTTTCCAGCATATTCCCTATCTCCCTCGCTGTGTTTCGGTTGGTGTAATACAGACTTTAGCATAGACTTTTGGTGGTGTCAAATCGTTTTTCGCGTGGCGTGTCGCGCTGGTGCTTGCCTGCTTGCCAATGAATAGGCGGATCGTGCAGGCAGAGATCCCCGTGTTACTATAAGAGAATACTATAATGTTATTATACTATTATAGTAGTATAGTAGTAGCGTTATATAAGCGCCGTAATATCGTATTGCCAGTGAGTCTGCTCGGTGCCCAGATCGTTCCAGATAGGTCTGGCAGCAGACAGTTTTATCCCGCGCTGTTCGATCTCGTCCGGCGTGAGGGTAATCGGTGGTAAGCCGTGCTTTTCCCGTTGTTCCGAGAATGCCCGCGTAATTATGCCGGCCGTCATTTCTTCCAGCGAGCGCCGGCATAGAGCGCGCGTAGGCGTTTCGTTGTAGCGCGTAGCCATATTGTAGGTGGCTATCGTGCGCCTTCGTAATCTAGGCATAGTTGTCCCCTTCGATTATTCTGCTGCGAGCATCGATCTACTTGGTAGGCGCGACCCATCGCACCTTCACGGCCGTGGCGCGTGAGTCATAGCGACCGGTTAGCTTTTCCCCCCGTGTGGCTGCATACCCCTTAGTGTTCCAACCGTTACGGCTTTTGGTGCGCGGTTTAGCGATACTGTCATGTGTGGTGTTCACATTGTCCCCTATCTTGTGGTGTGGTAACACCTTACCATCAAACCCTATGATTTAGCTGAGTGTTACCTAGCTGTTTTTCTTTTTCGTTATGTCCCCCATTATACACAGCTACCCTATGAATTAGCTGAATTAGACCGGTATTTGGTAACGGAATGGTAACGGTTATTTTTCGATCCGAACAATAAGCGGAACGCGCGCGCGCGAATAGCACACCCCCCCTACCCACGTCAAGGGGACACGCCGGCCGTTATCAAATTGTTACTGTCAAGGCGACACGCCGAATGTTACCGGATCGTTATTGTCAAGCCGACACGCCGGCGGCAGGGAGATCGTTACCTAATCGTTATCTTGTTTTTGGGCACCATGCCCACCTTACTAAAAAAAATTGCCGTTGTCAATAGGCGTTACCAAATCGTTATAAAATCGCTTTCGCGGCGCTTGCCGATAATTGTCAAGCCGACACGCCGGGCCGTTACCAAATCGTTATAAAGTTTTTGGGGTCGTCTAGTTCTCCGTCCGCACGACGGCTCCAGGCTGCGGATCGTGATCCCCGGCTTTTGATCACCGGGGATCGTGATCCCCTATCTCACCAGATCCCTAAGTCACTCGCCACGGCTAGCAGATACACCAGGCAGAATGTCCCTAGCAGGACGCGCTCTCCGCGCCTTGTTATCTTCACGCTGGCACCTCTTGTCTGCCGTGGCACACCGGACAGAATGGCGTGCAATCGTAGGCACCTTGGTGCTCCGGGCATTCCCTCATCAGTCCGTCACTCTCCAGTTCACCAGGTCGCCACGCTCTTTTAGCTCTTGATAGAACACCATCACGCTATCGTAGTGTTCCGGGTCGTAGGCGTAGGTGACAGTTTCGCCCGTCTTCGTTGTTGTGATTACCTGCATTGTTTCCCCTATCGTTGTGGGCCGGGAGAGTGTCCCCCGGCCCGGCTGCATTCTGCTAGTTGTCAATTCCGGCTAGGTCGCCGGGAATGGTGAGGGTGTCGTAGTCACCGTTTCCGATGATTTCGTCGATCCACCTAATCGTTAGCTTGTCCATTTCGCCTTCCCTATCTGCCGGCCCCTTGCCGGCTATGTCATAACACTAATACATACAGGACGGCAGCACAAGCCCAGACACCACCAATTTGTAATGCCCTTCTCCGTGTCAAGGCGACACGCCGATCCGTTACTAAATCGTTACCAAACAATTCTCAGCTTTACAAATACGATCTTTTCAGTACCGTCCACCCGCATGAATTTTTTTTTTCAATTTCGGAATCAGGTAACAGGCATCTCAGCCCAAGAGACGATCTCTTCCTCTTTCACCAGATAGTTGAAAAAGTCCGTGGCGGTCTGACGTAGCTCATCGGGGAACTCGTATTCGCGGATGATGTCATCCTGTTGCATCTCAATAATTATCATGGGCTACAATATAACCCATGGAGCTGGAGCGGACTAACCTTGATGACAAGCTGTTGTCCCTTGCGCGGAAGTCCCCTGCCGAGATTGCGGAAGCTACTGGCCTGGACCCCAAGTATGTTGCCGAGCGAATTTCTCACCTGCTCGACAGCAAGGATTGGTTGACCGACCGCCAAGAGGAACGACTGCTGCTCATCGAGGCTTCTGACCTAAAGGATCGTGCGTTCGGTATGTTGCACGATGTCGGACCGCAAGAGTTCGCCGGGGTAGCTAACGTTGTGTTGAAAAGCCTCCGGTTGGTGAGTGAGCGTCTGGACGCTAGGCGCAAGCTGGTGGATGACGACATTCAGAAGATTACGGCCTCGCACGCCAAGATATTCGCACAGGCGTTCGATGTGGCACTGGCTTACATTGTGGCGGGGTTCAAAGCATTCGAAGGTGTTCCCAGCGATGACGATGTGGACGATCTCGTTGAACAGGGACTCAAGCGTGCGGGAAGTGTTTTAGATGCCAACATATTTGGATGATGTCCTCAATGGTGCCATCGGGGAGATGCGGGAGAAGAGCAAGCTCCGGTTGTATCAGGAGGACCCGAACGCTTGGCTGCATGACGTGCTGGGTAAACGGTGGTATTCCAAACAGCTCGAAATCGTAGAAAATTTTTTAAGTAATACGCGGACGGCAGTCAAGTCGGCTAACGGGTGTGGGAAGTCCGCTGTGGTGGCAGACCTTATTACTTGGCTTATCGCAACGAGGGAGCCCAAGGAGACGTTGTGCATTATCTCCGCGCCCACGCTGTCGCAGATTCAGAAGGTGATCTTCGCGTACCTCAAGGCGAACAAGGGTTTGGCTGAGGTGCGGGGCAACCCAGTGCCGGGTCGCATTACAGAAACTCTGGACTGGAAGTTGGATACGGAGTACGGCCAGGAGTTCTTGGCGTTTGGTAAGCGCCCCAGCGACCAGGACATTGTGAGTTCGTTCCAGGGAACAAGGAAGCTCAATACGTTCGTGTTCCTCGACGAGGCTGGTGGTTTGCCGCCGGAGATGTTTACTGCTGCGGAATCGGTGATGACTTCTATGGGTTCGAAGATTCTTGCGATCGGCAACCCTGACCGTAGAGGTACAGAGTTCCACCGCATCTTCACCGACCCGCGGTTGATGCAGGACTGGTCACTCAATAGTATTAGCGCGTTTGATTTACCAACGTTTACGGACGAAAGTGTTTATAAGGATGAGGCCCACCAACAGAAGTTGTTGGATGGTTTAACCTCCGTCGAGTGGGTGGAGCACAAGAAACGTGCTTGGGGCGAGGACTCTGCTCGCTACAAGGCTAAGGTGCTGGGTGAGTTCCCGGACGAAGCGGACAACACGTTCTTTACGCAGAAAACTATTGACGCTGGTTTCGATACGGTTATCGAGTCAGATGATGCGATTAGGCCAACGCTCGGGCTTGACGTTGCACGCTTTGGTTCGGACGAGAACGTGCTGTATGAAAACCGTGGCGGGAGGGTGCGTTGCATCGATCGCTGGTCCAAGCTAGACTTAATCGAAACAGCAAGGAGGGTACATGACCACGGACAAAGACTTGTGGCAGGTGTTATCAACATTGACGTTAACGGTGTGGGTGGGGGTGTTGTTGACGCTCTGGTTCGTCTGGACGATTTTAATGATTCCGTTTATGATATTGGCGCTATTAATGGATCTCATGCTTCGCCTGATTCGGCGCGGTGGACGAACGCAAGGGCGTGGCACTATGACACGTTCCGAGAACTCCTTGCAAACGGGCGCTTGGACCTAGACTACGACGACACCACACTGCGTGACGAGATGATAAGCCAGACTTATAAGTTCAGCCAGCGTGGTTCTATCACTATGACAAGTAAGGATGACATGCGACGAAGCGGTGTGTCCTCCCCTGACTCCTTGGATGCTGCCATCCTCTCCACCATCTCGCACGAGTCGGAAGGTCCCCGACCGGGTGACATTGTGCAGATGGAAGAGGTTATCCAGGAGCACCCGTTCTATACCGCTTCTTACTGGTAAGATTATTACATGGGTATTTTCGATAGGTTTACTGGCGCTTCTGACGAATCTGTAGAACTTTTAGAGCAGATTCAGGAGCTTTCTCAAAACAACCAAATGCTAGCCGAGAGCTACTCGGCCCTTGCTCGCGCAACACTGGAGTTCGACGAGCAGGGTTGGTCACCACTGAATCAGTTCTCGCAGACCGCTATGCGACTGGAGGATGTGAAGGTTGTGGCCCGACAGGCTCGGAGGCAGACAGCATCTAACCCAGTACTCAAGCGCGGTGCCATGCTGCGCTCGAGCTATGTGTTTGGCAAGGGTTATAAGATGTCCTCACGGAACCGGCCGCTTCCGCCCCGGTTCATGGACATCATTAATGACCCAATCAACCAGAAGGTACTCTTTAGCGAAGGAGCGTCGAAGAAGAATGAACGATCCCTATTTACTGACGGGAATTTCTTTGTCCGTTATGACCGTCGCAATCGTCGTTTCTCTCGTGTTCCCCTAGACGAGATCACGGGTTGGGCCACCGACCCAGACGACCCGGAGATTATCCGGTACTACCTGCGCGAATATGAGATGCGTCAACCGGTAACGGACCCGTATAGCAATTACACTGCGGAAACCCGCAAGGTCTGGTACCCGTTGGATTACACGAGTAATCCGGTGGCGCAGATTAACAACATCCCGGTTGACCGTAACTTTGTCATTATTGACACCAAGGCCAACGACGAGACCGGTGGACTGTGGGGTCTGCCCGACTCGCTGCCCGCCTTGCCGTGGTCGTGGGCTTACTCGGAGTACCTCAAGGATGGCTCGAAGATGCTGAAGGCTCTTTCGGGTATCGCTTGGCAGGTCAAGACCAAAACAGCTAAGGGTGGAGCGAACATCTCCTCCAAGCTCATCAACAACAAAGAGGTGGCGGCCACAGCGGTTACCGGCTCTGACATTGAGCTAAACGCTATGCCCCGCAATAACACCATTGACTTGGCCACGGGACGCCCGTTGGCCGCTATGGCGGCTACAGCCATGGAGGTTTCGGTAGAAGCACTCCTGTCTGGCCCTGGTGCCGAAGGTGGCGGGGGAACTCAGGTTCTCGACCAGTCCACCCTGAACGCTGCTTATGCACGCCAGGGTAACTGGGAGGACTTCTTTGTCCGGGTGTTGCGTGTGATTGGCGTGCCCGACCCCAGCGTTACGTTCAACAACATTATTGTGGACCCTGCTTACCGCACGATCCAGTCGCTTGGTCAAGCGTGGATGACCGGACTCTTCGGCACCGATGTTATGCAGGCCGCCATGGCGGAGCAGTTGGGTATCGAAGCACCCGGTCCAGTGCCCTCCGGAGCCCAGGTTCCTAACAATGATGGCAGTGCGCCTAGTGGCGGAAGAACTCTTGGCTCTGGCGACCCGAACAACGTTGCAACTTCGCAAGGCAACTCGGGTGCCGGGCTTGACGATCTATCAGACGGTGATAATAATCCAAGGGACCTACAAAACAATCCACGATAATAAATCGTGATAATATTGTTACATGGCAAATTTGTTCACGGAGTCTGGTTCTGCCCCTGTTAAATCCGGCAACAACTGGCGTGCTGTTCTTATCACCCCGGGCAAAGGGTCTTCAGGTGTGTACACCGAAGCAATGCTCAAAGAGTATGGCCCGAAGGCTTTCAAGAAGGGCACGCACTCTTATGTCGATCACCCTCGTAGCGAGGAGGACATTCGCTCACCCAAGAATCTAATCGGTGTTTTAGCTGAAGACGCTCGCTACGAAAAGGGAGTTGGGCTTGTTGCCGAACTAGAGG